GTTATTATAATATATGATAAGAAATATGGGGGTTTTAAAATGGATGAAATAAAAGAAGTAAGTGAACCCGTAAAAAAGGTAAAGAAAGCAGATGTAAAAGGTTTATTAGTAAGTAAGTTGGATTACCCGGTAGTAATTGACTACAAGGACTCCAAATTACAAGTACCACCTAATGCAAGATTAAAGAACATTGTAGCAAGTCATATCAAAGGTAATTTGCCCAAAGGCTTGTTCTTTGTGGAAACTAAATAATAAGGATAGGAGGATAATATAAGATGGCTATAAGCGGCGCACCAAAAGTAACGTTAAGCATAATTGATAAATCAACAGTCCCACCAGAGTTTCAGGGGATTTATAGTGCAATATGTATCCCTGCTTTCAAAGGGAATACAGAACCACAGTTGATTACAAACGTAGACCAGTTTTTAAGGGAATATACCCCCAACGGGAAAATTGAGGTAGGATATGATTTAAGTTTTTACTCAGCTATGCGATACTTATTAGGAAGTAACAAGCTATTTGTAAAAAGGGTAATTGGTGAAAATGCTTTTAAGGCAGGGATAGAGGTAAATAAAAGCGGTTCAACCAATCCCAGTGTAGCTTTATCTGCCGGGATAGCTGACCCCAATGATTATGAATTTGGAACAGATGGGGCTTTTGTATTATATGTGAAAGATGAAGGGGAATGGGGCAATAAGATTAATGTAGAAATTATAACAGACCAGACTAAGATAAAAGAAGACCCAAGTTTAAATCCTTTCATAATTAATGTATATACGGATAGTAATGATAACTACCCTATTGAAACTTTTGTATGTAGTCTGAAAGAAAATGCTATTGATGGATATGGTAGGACAATGACTTTAGAAGAGGCACTAAAAGCAAGCGATTATATCAGGGCTTTTATTAATCCTGCTGTGGATATAAATACCGCAAGACCAGCCGCAGTAGAAAGAGTACAGTTTAGCAAGGGAGATGATGGAGACCCAGTTACAGAAGGGGATATGGTGGAAGCTGTTAGTGTATTTGAAAATAAAATCAAATACCCTATTACAATACTATTAAGTGGTGGTTCTTCATATTTGGCTTATCAGCAAAAATTAATTCAGATAGCAGAGAAAAGACAGGATTGTATTGCTATATTAACAGTACCACAGGATATAGAAAGACGTAGTGATTATCTGAATGCTGTAGTAGAATATAGAACACAAACACTAAATGCTAATACTTATTATGCCGCTCTTTATAGTAGCTGGATTAAGATTTTTGACTATATGAACGATAGAAGGATTTATATTAGTCCAGATGGGGACATAGGTGCTAAATTTAGTCAAACTTCTGAAACCTATGAACCTTGGTACCCAGTAGGAGGTTCAAGACGAGGAGTTATAAATTGTGAAGGTGTGTTAAATAAGTATGATTACGGTGAGATGGATTACCTATATGAGAACAATATAAACCCAATTTATGAATTACCCGGTAAAGGTATTCGTATATGGGGGCAAAAAACATTATTAAATAGACCCAGTAGGTTGGATAGGTTGAATGTAATAATGCTACTTATTGTAATTGGGCAGGCTTTAGTAGAGGCATTAGAGGATTTCTTATTTGAAGTTAATGATGCTGAGACAAGAAGATTAGTCTATACGATGATTGATAACTATATGGCTGGAATAAGAGGTAGAAGGGGAGTTACAGATTACTACATTTATATTAGAAGTCTAGCTGAAGAACCTAATGAAAATACACTAACCCCAGAGGTTTATCTAAAACCTGTTGGTGCTGTAGAATATATACCATTAAAACTTATTGTAGTACCTGAAGCTGTTAGCTTTCAGGTTGTAATGAATGGATAGGAGGGTAGATTAAAATGGCAAAACCGTCGATAGAAAATTTAAGAGGAATAGGTGATGTAGCAAGTGTATATAGATGGAATATGAGTTTTAGTAAATCCCCATCTGTAGACGGATTTCCGAGTAGTGAGGATATAAACTTAAGGTGTGAGAGTGTTACTTTACCAAGTATCAGTATAGAACCTGTTACCATACAGATAAGAGGGCACAAGGTATTTCAGCCTGGTATAATTGATTACGGTGGTACTTTTTCATTAACTATAATTGAGACGATTGATAACAAAATATCGGATATGATAAAAGGTTGGAGAGAGGCTTGCTGGGAAGTGGATACTGGTAAAGGTAAACCAAAGGCAGATATAGAAGCTAATATAAAATTGGAAAGACTTGATAATGAAGATAATACAATATGGACTTATGAGCTTATAGGGTGCTGGTTGCAGAGTGTAGATGGTTTAACACTTGATAGTACTACCTCTGACCCAATGAGAGTGACTTTGACATTACAATACGATTATTACAAGGAAAGTGCCTAAGAATTAGATGGCATATCCCACCATTGAAAATATTAGACAAGTGGAGTTTGATGAGGGGCATCTCTGGAATGTAAAAATTCAAGATGCCCCGGCTCCTTTTAACGACTGGTTTCCAGCTAGTGATGTAGAAATACAGGTAGGAAGTATTGACAGTAAAGAAAGTACCTTCTATATGAGTAGTTATAAAATACCAAGGAATACATCTTCTTTTCATATTACTCTAACCTATTTTGATACTCCGGACCTAAAATTAACACAGTGGTTTAGAAAGTGGATGAATGAGGATATATTAAACAAGGGAGAATATGTTACTATATTGACAGAGAGCGTTAAGCAATTTGATTTTCAAAAGTTGGATAAGAATTTAGAAGAGCAATTTTCGGATAGTTACTTTGTATATCCTGAGGGACAAATAAATATTAAAGGGAGCAGTCAATCTGAAAGTCCACAGTATAGTATTACTTTGGTTATTGTTGGGAGTGTTAATGCCTAATATCGCACAAGCCGCAAGTAATGTTTTAAAATCAACAAAAAACAATAATTTATTATTACAACGAAGTCAACAACAGGAAAAGAAATTAATCACCTCTCAAAATGTAGAAAATGCTAATAAAGGTTTACTGGCAATGCTAGCAGATGCTCGGCAAAAAAGAGAGATGAACAAAATGATTAAAAGCTTGTCAAATATGATGACCAGTTTAGTAACAAGTCAAACCATATTAGAAACCTCCCAGACAGACATTTATAATGCTTTAAAGGAACAAGGCAATAAACAATTAATAGCAAAACTGGATAATTTATTAGATAAAACCACAGAAACTAACGAAATATTAGCTAGGATAAATAAAAAAGAACCTGTTACACCAGATGAGTTAAAACAGGTATATGCCTATATAGGGGATACAAAAGAAGTTTTAGAAGCAACAGGACAACAAACCGAAGTAAGTTTAGCTGGTATGGCTAATTATCTAAGCAGTATGGTCAAGGAAACAAGCCTCAACAAAGAAGAGCAGAAAGTATTATATAAACAATTTCAGGATTTTTTAAAGGAAAACAAAAGTATAATAAAAACACAATTTAAGGATACCACTGAAGTTAAGAAATTTACCAGAATGAATTTAGATAAAACAGAACTAACTACCAGACGAATAAATACCATAAATAAATTATTAACAGAAATGGGAAAGAAAGGGACTAATAAGGAAGTAACAGTTAGGCTAGATACCTTAAATGAAAATTTTAATAAATTTACAGAAGAGCAAAAAGAATACTATGAAGAACAAGAAAGACAATCCTTTAGTGATAAGGTAAAAAGTGGATTACAGAAAGTAGCAAGCCTAGCGGCCGGGGGAGTACTTGCTGGTGGATTAACTGCTCTTATAGCAGGACTCACAAATAACGAGACCTTAGCAGTTAGAGCAGGTATGATATTAGAAGCTCTAAAAGATATTGGTGCAACTCTTTTTAGTATGTTCTTATTTATAAGAAGTGGTAAATTATTGGGTGGTATTGGAAAAGCTTTAGGATTAGGATGGATTGGTAAAAGTATAGGTGGATTTGGTAAATTATTAGGTAAGGGATTAGGAACTATATTAGGTAAAACAGGAAGTGTATTAGGTAAAGCAACCACAACATTAGGAAAAACAAGTAGTACATTAGGGAAAACAACAGGATTATTAGGTAAACTAGCTGGTGTTTTAGGTAAAGCTGGTGGTTTGTTTGGTGGTTTATTAGGTGGAGCAGGTAAGGTATTAGGTGGAGTAGGTAGAGTAGCAGGTAAGGCATTTTTACCAGTAACAGCAGGTTTTGCGGCTCTTGATGCTTATAAAGGAGTAAAAGAATTAACTGGAAAAGAAAGCTCCACGGTAGATAAAGCAAAGGCAGGAGTATCCGGGGCTGTTAGTGGATTAACATTTGGATTAATTAACAAGGAAAAAGTATATAAAACATTAGGTGGTAAAATACCACAAGAATATCAGGCTCAACAAACACAAAGCACAGTATCACCAAAACAGATAGCTTTATATTTGAAAAGTAAAGGTGTATCCGATGATAAAATAACAGGAATACTAACTAATATACAAGCAGAGAGTAATTTCAATCCTGCTGCTATAGGAGATAATGGGACAAGTGGAGGCTTATTTCAACACCACGCTAGTAGATTTGAGAAGATGAAAAATTTTGTAGGTGATGATTGGCAAAAGGATTGGAAAGGGCAGATTGATTACGCTTTAACTGAACCTGAGATGAAAGCTTATTTAAAGAATGAATATCAATCACCATTTGACGCTAGTATGGCTTTTACTCATCTTTTTGAAAAACCTGCTAATACTGGATTTCAAGCATACGCAAGAGCTAACTACGCAGGAAGGTATAATGTAGCAGAATTAACAAAATCAGAGGTAACAAAACCAGAGATAGCAAAACCAGAGATAGCAAAAACAGCTTTACCAGAAACTGCACAGTTAACACCTGTGGATTTACAAAACAGGATGCAAAAAGCTGAAATAGTAAGTCAACAAGCTCAGGTAAGTACTTATGAAATAGCTGGTAATATTATGAATAATAATATAAATAAAACTACAGCACAGGAAAAACAGAATTTAGCAATGACTAGAGTTCAGCAGGCTCCAGGACAGAAGGAGTTAAGTTTAGATGATACAGGATTAGTTTTGATACAAAGTCTTTTAACGAGTTAAATCTTATGCCTAATTTGTATTTGGATGAATTATTTGCTAACCCAAACGCTGTAGTAATAATAGACACCCCAAATGGTACTATAAAAGCATTCATAACAGACGATATACAGGTAGGTATATCAGCAGAGTATAATAGCCCATTTCAATTAGAGGCTACAGAAAGTTTTAATCAGTTTATAAAAAAGTGGTCTGGTGGTAATGTTAATGTATCTATGAAATCTGCGGCTCAAACTGTTAAATCCTGGGTAAATTCCACTTCACCTACCTTTACATTTAATTTAGCAATCCCAAGCTACAACGATAAGACAAAAGATATAAGAAAACAAGTAGGATTATTATATGGTTGTGTCTTGCCTACGTTTAGCAACGATTTTAAAGTGTACCCTCCTAATAATTATAAAGCTACCTTAGATGATTGGAAAAATCCTGATGGTACTGTTACTATAAGCGTAGGTGACTGGTTTATGGCTAAAAAACAAATCATAACAGAGGTTACGTTTACTTATAGCGCTATTGTAAATAACTATGGCTTCCCAATGTATGCCGAAGGTAGTATTACATTTTGTCCATACCGAGACTATGACCTAAATGACTTTGGTGAGATGTTTCCGGGAGCAGATATAAGTAGCTCTACCAGTAGGAATTTTAAGGGACAGGAAAGTCAGGAAGGTGGTTGGAAAGATAATGGAGATGGGAGTTTTTCAAGATAATGGCTATTGAGATTGTAGGGCAGTATTATCTAAAAATTGATATAGGTAATAGAGAGGATTTTATAATGCCTAACAACCTCAAAAAGTTTGTTTTAATTGAAGAAGCAGGTAATGTCCTACCAGTATTTGAATTATACTGTGTTGTGGACGAAACCGATTCAGATTTATGGAAAGTATTAAATGAAAATCAAGACGTCAAGATAACAATGGGTAAAGATAGCAACAATACTGAGAGTGGAACTTTTTATATTACAAAATTGAAAATATTTCCAAATGCAACAAATAACGTAGAACTAGCATTAACAGGAATGCTAAAACAAATAAATTACATAGCAAAACGCTATAACGAAATAACAGATGAAAAGAATAGCATAGATGTTATAAAGGATAAAGCTGGGCAATACTTTACAGTGGATATAGGAGATGTCCAGACTAATGATAAGCAATATTGGATTAACTACAATTTAAGTGATAAGTTTTTTATAAATCAATTATGGCTTCACGGTAAACCGAAAACTACCACCTATGGTATAGCAATATTGATGGACGATACTTTTAGGATTAGATATTTACAACCTAAAAATAATAATCAAAAAAGTTACGATTGGAGGTTTATAGTAGAAAGGACTGAGGATACAGATATTGATATTGGTGCTGATTATACTTATAAGAGCGAAAATGGATTTTTGAACATAATAGGTGGATATGGTAAGACTAAAAAGATACACGAGTTAGAAAAACAGGATTACACTGATATAGAGAGTAAAGATGGAGAAATATTTTTTGCTAATACTGATACACTAAATAAAAATACTGATGTAGAAAAGAAAGTTACAAGATTAGCTCCTATAAACGAAAATACACATAAAGATTACTGGCAGGCATATATAGATAACGTTACTCAACTATGCACAACCTCTACCTTATCTTTTACCAATAGTTTTTATCAAAGGTATGAAAAGATACACCCTTTAGATGTAATAATGGTACAACACCCAGATAAGGAACACAAAGTATTCGATTATATAAGTGGACTTTATATCATTACAAAGGTAGTAAGGAATATTGATGCGCAGGGATTAGTAATACACGTGGTAGCTAATAGGGAGACTCCAAATAAGATAGAACAAAGTAAATCAACAGGTAATATGATAAATACTCAACAAACTCAATCCCAACAACAAACTCAACAACAACAAGCTCAAACTACAGGTGCTGAGGAACAGGAAACTAAACCTAAACCTAAAACACCAGAGCAACAGATACAGGATAAGGGAGTAACACAGGTAAAAGATAGTAGTGGACAACCTGTAAAAGATGTTAATAAATATTTAGCAACAACGGAAGGAAAAAAGTTAATGGATACTGTAACTAAAACAGGAGCTCAGTTAAGTAATGCTACAGTTTCAATTAAGGACGATGCCCTAAATGTAGAGAATGGTAGTATATTAGGTGGTATATTTAACACTGCTACAGTATTGATAAATGCTTATGCAAGTGCAGGTAATTTTTATGATAAGGTAATGGGTATAAAACGTTCAATCTTTAGAGGTGGGGATTACTGGAGAAATGTAATCATAGACGAGGGTAGCCAAATACTTGGTGGTTATTTTAATGATGTGGTGGAGGCTAATGGTGGGAGTGAAATATTAGGTGGAGTATTTAATGGTGCTGTAAAGGTAGCTAATAGTGCTTTAAAAGGTGGTAATTATAAAGATGTAATTGCTGATGAGGGGAGTAAGATTGCTGGTGGGGTTATAAATGGTAATGCTACAATAAGTAACAGTGAAGTATTGAGTGGAACTTTTAACGGAGCAACAAAAGTTGCGGCTAGTGCTATAAAAGGTGGTAACTTTACCAATGTAGCAATAGATGAAGGTAGTAAGGTAGCAGGTACAGCAGTGATGCAAAATGCTACAATAAAGAATAGTGAATTAGCTAGTGCTACCGTAAAAGGGACAATTAATGCTACTAAGACAGTGATGAAAGGTGGGGATATAAATGATGCTATTGCTAACGAGGGGACTAGAATTTTAAATGGGACTTATAAAACAGTAACACTTAATCAAAACGCTGAGATGAGTGGTGGGACTGCTAACACTATTAATGTATCCTCAGGTTGGACAAGTAATGCTAACACCGTAGATTTTATAAAAAATAACGAAGGTGTATGTTACGACAACTTACAGATAGATGGAAATCCTGTTAGTGTAGATGAGTTTTTAAGAACCTTTGGAGAATAAAATATGGCAGAAACTTTTGAATCTAATAAAGATTATATTATAAAAATTAATAAAAAAACAGGAAATTATGATATAGCAGAAACCAATTGCTATTTAGATGTAAACCCTGAAAATTTAGTAAGTATAACACAGGTGGATACTACTAATTGGAAATTAAGTGTAGGGGATATAACTAAAACTTATAATCTTAATTTATATCTGTATTCAAAAGATTTACAAGGTTCAGAGGATAAATTAATAATAGATAGTATTTTTGAAGGAGTGTATGAAGAAGTACGTGTTTGGTATGGTGACACTACCTATGCTATGTGGGGGCAATATACAGATAATATCATATCTGCGGGTACTATAGAAAGTATTAATTTACAAACCTTAGGTAACAGTACACAGATTTATGATGATATAAATAAAAATTTACAAATGGAAGGGGCAAACAGTGATGGTTCTAAGATTTATATAAAAAATAATATAAATATAAATGGAGTAGATACTCTTAACCCTACCCAAATGCAAGTTTTTAATGGGGTAAATAATACTGTATCTGTAGTTGATTTTACACAAAATGTCGAACAAAGTAATAGATACTATGGTTGTGCCTCTACAGGGACTTATGGTTTTTGGACAGGTTATATATCAACCTCTAACGCTAATATAAGAAGTGTTAGATTTAATTTAAGTAATTTAAATGATAGTGTATTATGGGGCGATACTGATTTAGGATATACTACTTCTAATTATCTAAAACTTCAAGGGCATTGTAGTAATGGTAGTTTAGGTATGATAAGTGAAATTGAGTTTACAAATAGGGTTTCCGCATACGGTAAAATATATAGTTATAATTTAACAACACCTTCGCAGTGCGTTTACTGGAATACTTTAAATTATAATAATATATGTAGAACACCCTACTGTAGTTCTGATAGTAATACTAACAAAGGGTTTTTTCATAGAAAACCTATTAGTAATGATTGGTATTATGTAGATATGGTTACCACTGGGCATTTAGTAAGTTATGGGTCATTAAGTAAAAAAAGATATAATGCTATTTCAACCACGAATGGAAATGATAAAGGTATAGTAATGGGTGGATATGCTGGTAGTAATATTGATTATAGTAATATTAGTACAACCACCAACTATGAAATATTTGGTATAAGTAGTTTTGATAGTGCTTCTGGTTCAGGGGATTTAATAAAAAACCATTATTGGGGAGTAGGAAGTTCAGGGAATTAACCTATGATATTTAAAGTTATTGATTTATTACAACCAGAGAACGTTCTTGATATAATATATAATGGTACTGTGGTTGATAATGAAGATGATAAAAAATTAGGTAGGATTAAAGTAGAGATTAAAGGTTTACTGGAAGGGGATAAGGATAAACTACCCTGGTGTTATCCTCTAAACGGTTATGGATTAGGAGGTAACTCAGATGTGAGCTGGTTTAGTGTACCTGAGAAGGATACACAAGTAGCAGTAGTGTTCCCGTTTAAAGACATATATAGCCCAATGTATATAGGCTATTTTCAAAACGATAAAACACACCAAACTGATTATGATACTAATTACCCTGAAAGATATGGTTGGAGAGATAGTACTGGAAATGTTTTGTATATAGACAAGAAAGATGAAGAGATTAAGTTTACTCATAGCAGTGGTAGTACATTTAAGATAGACAAGGATGGTAATATTGAGATAGAGAACACAGGGGATGTTAAATGGCATACCAAAGGAAAGGTGGAATGGAATGCTGATGACGACTTTACAATTACCGCTAGTAATATCTATCTCAATTAAACATTTTGAATGAAAAAGAGTTATTATAATATAATAGGAGGATTTAAAAAATGGCTAATAAAAGAAAGATTAATGTTCAAGCAAGTGTAGAAATTGAAGGAATGCCTGTATTGGAGTTCTTTCAAAATCGAGTAAAAACAGTAATAAGTAGTGTAAAAAGTAAATTAGATAAATTACTTAATGGGCTACATTGGAGTTTATTACAACCATTTCAATTCATACAAAACATAACAAACAAAATAGAGGATGCTGGAGAGGATATAAAAAACAGTGGTGCCTTTGGTGAAGCAAGTAATGCTATATCAAATATTTTAGCAGAATTATCAGAATCAGATTTGGCAGAAATAACACAGGATAAAGTACAAGAAATAGCAGAAAAGTTAAGAGGTAAATTATCTATAACAAAAAACTTCACTAAACTTATGGATTTTGATTTAGAAGATAAAATACAAGGTATGTTTGGTAATATTATAAAAGGAGCCGATAAGGTAGCTAAAGATAAAAATTTAAGTTTATTCATTGTGGAACTAATTAAGGCATTAAGACAATTAAAAGCCGACACTGTGGATGATAGCCTTAGAGTTATTTTAAAGGAATTAAGTGATATAGTTAAGGCGGATATAACTATATTTGGTATGATAGCAAATACAATAGGTAGTAGTGTTATTAATATAGCCAACCTACCAGCACTATTATTAAATTTAGTTAAAACATTTTTAGTACAAAATCCTATGTTAGTATTCCCAGCTATCTTGGAAGTTATTACTAGTAGTATAAACATATTACGAGAATTGATAAAAATAATAATTAAAACAGATATAGAAGATTTTGAAAACTTTATAATAAATGTAAGGAATGCAGTTAATGATGATGCTATATTAAATGTATTTGAAAGAATAGCTAGAAGTATTTATTC